ACTCTTTTCGGCTCATATGGAGCCGGCATTTTCATTAATAAATCTGCCATGTTGTATTTGTTAAGTTTTTTTTGTTATTTTTACTTTCTTATAAATATATCCTATTTGGAAATAATTTTTTTTTGAATTATTCTTCAGAAGGACTTGATTTTATCAATTTTTTTCATTAGTTTTTTACAGGCTCCAGTATCTAGTTCCAGAATAAATAATAAAGCTTTTCTTAATTAATATAAAATATAATAATAAATACTAGTATATCTAGTTCCAGTATTCTGGGTGAAATATAAAAGTATAATTGTTATAAAAATTGGTTCCTCGTGGAACATTACTATTCCACCTGTAAAGGTGTTTCAATAAAAAAGGAGGACCTAAAGTCCTCCCTTCTTTTTATATCTCATCAGAAATTATACATTGTCGAATGAAGCTCCTGTTGGAGTAATGATGAATTCAACATCAATAAATTCAAGAGAACGAGTTGGTTTGATGTAAATCTTACCTCTTAAAGTGTTAGCGTCAATATCTTCTGGATCATTTGACACTGTTACACGGAACTCATATAAACCTCTTTCCTTCTTAATTGATTCAAGAATTGGGTTAACCAATCTTAAGAATTCATTTCTTACTTGCTCATCATTTTGTTCAAATAACAATCTAACAGCAACAGCTGAAATTAACTTTCTTGCTCTTAGTAACAATCTTCTAACGTTGATTCTATCTAAAGCAGACTCTCTAACTTGAAGAGTTTTGTTACCCCAAATAATGGTACCAGTATCTGAGAATGTGGCAATTGGGTTAATTCTGTTCTTATAAAGTTCATCTCTTTCGTCTAAAGTTAATTTTTTAGACGCTTTGATTGCGTTTACTAAACCTCTTGAGTAACCAGCGACTGCGAACCATGGGTAAGATACGTTATCTGTTAATGCGATATTCTTCAATACTTCACCTGTTGGTGGAATGTAAAGTTGAGTTGCGTTATCTACGTCTCTTACTTGAATCCAAGGCCAATAAGTTGCTGAATAGTTAGAATCAATTGCGGCATCATCTAAGAAACCTACAACATCTTCCGCTGCGGTTGGTCCTGTTACGTTAGGTGTATTCATAATATATAATGAATCCGCTCTATCGTTTTCAATCATGTCAATTGCTTGGTTAACTAATGAACTTTGGTCATAAAAGTTAATACCCGGAGTTGCGAATACGTTAATATCAACCGCCTCAGGGTTAGCAAATGTATTAATACCTTGTAAATAAGAATAATAATCAGAGTTTCCGTTAAACATATTGAAAACTCCACCGTTATCTGTGTTACCACTTACATATGTTGATTTTCCGAATATAAAACCATCACCAAAGGTTCTTACTCCTCTATAAATGTCCCATCCGTCAAATCCGCCACAAACCGCAAATGTAAATTTACGATTAGCTAAAACACCTAATTTACCTTTATCAGTACCTTCTAAATTATATGGTGTAGTTTTAAACATAAAACCATCTAATGTAGCACCTGTAATAGTGGATGCGTTTGTTGATAAGTGAAATCCGTGTGTATATTCATCCGCAGTTGTTCCTTTGAATTTTAATAAATCTCTATCGTAACCAACTTGAGAAGACATACCTAAAGATACTTTTCTAATTTTGTCTCCTGATTCAACGATTGGTGAACCATCTGAGTTGTAAGTTACAACGTCACCAGCATCGTGATATTGTGTTTTATAAACAATACTACCTTGAGTTCTTCCTGAGAAATTTGTTTCAGTTGTGAAACCTTTGAAACCAGCAGGAATTGCGTCAACAGGATGATTTTCGGCCAATACTAATGTTACAATTTTAGAACGTAATTCGTATTCACCATCAGATGTACCGATTTTTCTACCGATATAACCAGGTAAATCAGGGTTCATTGAACATCTTGAGAATTTCTCTAACACTACGATATTTTCGTCAGTATCATTAAAATCACGTATTAATACGTCAAAATCACCTGTTTCAAGATTAATGTTTTGAATTGAAATTTTAACTTCAAAGTTAGCTGATTCACCATCAGAAATTGTTTGTAATTGGAATAAGTCAGAAACATTTCCACCTCTAACTTCTGAAACAACCATTGGAGATATTGTGGTATCCCATTGTGTTGCGAATCTAGAACCTTCAGCGTTGTAAACTTCATCTAAACTAATACCTCTAATTTCACCTCTTTCATATAATGCGTTTATTAAATTAGGATAAACTTCATGTACATAAAGTGGGAAATCAGCGTAAGGTTTGTCAAATACACCTGTACCTAAAACTTTGTTAATATATTTTGTTGATGCTGAGTTAAAAGAACATGTAAATGTCTTTAAACCTTCAGTAGCACCTGTTACATTAATCACAAATTCTGATAATGGGTCAGTAGTAACGTTGAAATCAGAACTCAACGCTAATGCGAAGTGACTATTAGTAGTAACTTCTAATTCTAATTGTTGAACGTTGTTATAATGTCCTCTTGATCTTAAAACCGCAACAACTACACCATCATTCACTAAATCTGCTTCGTAAACATATCTGTCTACAACGAATTTATTTAAAGATCCGTCCCATACAAAAAGATAAGAATACACTAAACTAGAACCATTATTAAATAAATTGTACCAGTTTTTGTTATAGTCAGATTCAGCATATAGTGAACCTGTAAATGGAGATACTAATTCATCCCCACTAGGAATATCTGCTTCAGGAATTTGACCTATAGCGAACCATGTACCGTCATTACCTGTTGTACCGCTAAAATTAGCGAAGATGTAATCAGTTATCGAGGTTCCTTCAAATGACGTTTTACCACTAAGTTCAGCAAAAAATGTTGATCCTGTAAAAGTTGATAATGGATTTGGGTCCATATCAGCACTAGTGGATCCACTTAAACTAGATGCCCAAGTTGAATTTAATGGTTGGAACCCACCTAAAGTTTTTATTCCAAATGATTTATTTGGTTTGTATCCTGTCAATCCTAAGATTCTGGTTACAAATAATTGGTTTGATTCTTGTAAATAAGATTTTGCCACATAAGGTAATTCATATTTTAGGTTCCCTCCCTCGTCTTTTACTGGAGATGTACCACCAAAATATGTTCTAAATTCGTCGAAATTTCTAATCAACAATGGTTCAAATGCTGGACCCTTTAAAGTCTCACCCACTAAACCCAAAGTTGTTACTCCGACGCTCTGTGCCACGAATGTTAAATCTTTCTCTGATGTGTAGACACCTGGAGAAACGAATACTCTGTTTGAATTTGCCATCGATTAATGTTTGGTTAATTATTTTTATTAGTTATTCTATAAATATCTTTGTTTTTATGAAAGATTTCCGTAATTTTCTTAATTAAGATAGTTATTTATCTTTAATTATCTTTTTTTATCTATGACAGAAGAAAACAAAACTAAAAACGTAAAAATCAGTGAGAAACATCATGAAATGTTGAAAATCCACTGCGATAAGAATGGACTTAAAATTTATAAAGTTTTAGAAAAGTGGATTGAGGATTATTGTAAACCTAAAAAGAAAGACTTATATGGTGACGATTAGTATAAGTAGGTAATATTAATTCTATCCCCAACCAAAGGTTCTCCATTCAATGTTACAGTATCTCTACCACTAACATCAAATCCAATACCCTCTTCTTGAACAAGACCATTTATATCTAATATAACGACACTATCGATTGAATTATTCACTCTAAAAGTTAAATTTGTTCCATCATATTCAAATGATTCGTTCGTTATCTGAACCGCTTTACCGTAGCTGTCCACCCAAACGTTATTTTTACCTTTATAATATGAGATTGAAACTTGACTTCCTTCATATGGGGCGTCGGTAAAGGTTATTTTAGATGTTCCTGAAACGTGATAATAATCAACATCTCTTTCTTGAACCAATCCATTAACCGATACATTAAATAAAAATCCCATACTTTCACCAACACTATATGTTGTCTGCATACCGTCCGAAGGGAAAGTTGTGACAGTTATATCAATTGTTTTATTGATAAATTTCTTTTGGAATCCTTTACTCTGAATAAATTCATTTAATAAAAACATTCTACTGACAGCCGGTTTTACTTCAAACTCTTCACTGTCAATTAAGAATCCTAACATTGTAAATGTATAATTTTGAATGTAGAATCTACGACCATCCACAGTTTCCATTGGTGTATTATCTTCAACCCTATCTAATACAATTGGTATATAGTGACCTTTAACTGTTGTGTAAGATTGTCTTGACGAGAATTTCTGCATGACAATTTTACTGAACTTATTTAAATCTCTGAATTTATTACAAATTATGGTAACGTCAAAAGTAATATCCACCGCAACAGGTTGTGGCATTTTATAAATGTCAGCACCCGCTTGTGTACCGTTCCATGTTGGGACAGACGCATAATAAAACGTTCTCCTATCTGGTATTGTTCTTTGAACCACAGGATTTGTACCGGGTTGAACATCGGGTTTTCTTATAACAGCAATAAATGGTAATTCAACATTTCCATCGTCATCCGAAAATTCCCAATTGTTAGAGAATTCACCCCATCTTTGGATTGTTAAAATTTTTGGAATAACAGGAATTTTTTTACCGTCAGTTGTAATTACAAAGTTTTCTTTTACGAAACTAAGCATACCACCGTCTAAGTCATCATGTAAAATAGAATCGGGTAAGTAAGAGTCAGATTTAGTAATCCTATCTAATAGTTCCTGTCTTCTATCTACAATTTGTTTACCTTCGTAATATTCCTTACCACCGTAAACATCAATATTGTTTTTTCTTTTAGGTATTCCCATATTAAACTCCTCTAAATTCACCTTGCTGTGTTGGAACACAGGTTATAGTTCGGTAATGAGGTTTATAACCAAACATTTTATGTTTATTATCCGATGTAACTTTTCCATCATTAGATACTGTATAATATCTTATCTTGTCCTCTGAATCTGCGTAACCAATATAGTCACCGTATCTAATATCTATTTTTAATTCTTCCAAATGTCTAATATATACCGATAATGTTAAATTACCTGGTTCGTTATAACGAATTAAACCATTTTTATACGTTGAATTTTTAGGTTCATCAATTTTAACCAAAGCATTAAACTCAATTGGAGGAAAGAATTTTACCTCGTCCTTACCCACTTCGGCATAAATCGCGTCAGTCTCAGTTTTACCTCTATCTACACGATAAAGGACCAATTTCATGTTTAAATCCCCATGTAGGTATTCTTGACCCATTTGAATATTAATATCAAAATCGTCTTTTGAGAAGAATTTACCTAATCTTGTTATTGGTAGTTTATTGTTCATATCTTAATAAATAGTTTAATGTTCCATTCTATTTATGTATATTTTATAAGAAGTTATGATACCTGAAATAGAAGCTAGGGAAATATTATCAACATATGAGGGTTCCAATAATCAACTGTTGGAATGGAAGAGAAAATTTACTGATGTAAAAAACTTTAAATTGACCAGACCTCAAGCGGAGTACGTTATGAAATATAAAGACGTGACTCCAAAGGTAGCACGCAAATACATTAAAATTGTTAATACTTTTGGTGAAAAGATTATGGAAGAAAAACTTCTCACTAAACCTGTTGAACAAATTTGGTGTGAAAAATTATTATGTGATTCCGAGAAAGCGTTTCATATTTGGGGTAAGATTTTAGATAGTGAACAAAATACCGCGTTTTGGTTACCTAAAGCGGCAATTGTTCAACCTGAAAAAAAATTAAATAGAATTATCGATTACTCTCCGTATAGTAGTCGACCTCCTATGGATCATCAAAAGATAGCAATTGAGAAGTTATTGGCTAATGATAAATTCATTTTAGCGGATGACATGGGATTAGGTAAAACTACATCAGCAGTAATCGCATCGTTAGAAAGTAAAGCAAGAAAGATACTTATAGTATGTCCCGCATCTTTAAAAATAAATTGGGAGAGGGAAATAAAAAACTATTCAGATAGAAAAGTTTTAATTGTCGAAGGACGTAAATGGGGTTCAACATTTGACTACTACATTATTAATTATGATATTATTAAGAACTACCACACTACAGACAAGAGTGAAGATAGCGACGATTATAAATTATTGGTTAATGCCAATTTTGACTTGGCAATCGTAGATGAAGCCCACTATATATCAAACGCTACCGCCAATAGAACTCGTTTATTAAATGATGTTCTTGAAACAATACCAAAAGTTTGGTTATTGACAGGAACACCTATGACTTCAAGACCAATCAATTATTTTAATCTATTAAAAATTGTTGAGTCTCCATTAACTTTAAATTGGCAAACTTATGTTAGAAGATATTGTAAAGGTTTTCAATTTAGTGTTGGTAATCGTAGAGTTTGGAATACAAGTGGTGCTAGTAATTTAGATGAGTTAAGAGAACGTACCAAGAACGTTGTTTTACGTAGAATGAAAACCGACATTCTTGATTTACCTGAAAAAATTGTTACTCCTGTGTTTGTTGAATTAACAAGTAAAATGTACGATGAGGAATTAGAAGAATTTACACGTATTAGTAACGATAAGAAAGATGATGAAACTATTAGTGTTACATTAAATCGATTAATGAAAATTCGTCAATTAATTTCTTATGAAAAAATTCCGTATACATGTGAGTTGATTGATAAATGTTTAGAACAAGGTAAGAAGGTAATCATATTAACTAATTTTACTATGACATTAGATATGTTACATGAGAAGTATAAAAAGAACTCAGTAACACTTGATGGTCGTATGTCTAAAGATAAGAGACAAGATTCAGTTGACAGATTTCAAAATGATGATAAGATAAAAATATTCATTGGTAACATCAAAGCCGCAGGTGTTGGTATTACATTAACGGCTGCCGAAGTTGTTATCATGAACGATTTATCATTTGTACCAGCAGACCACTCACAAGGTGAGGATAGAGCATATAGATATGGACAAAAAAATAGTGTCCTCGTATACTATCCTGTATTTGAGAACACTATTGAAAAAGTGATTTATAATATTTTACAAAAAAAGAAAAACGTTATAGACCAAGTAATGGGTGACGGAGAATATTCTGAAACTTTTAGTAAAGATTTACTTAAAGCGTTACTTTAAAATATATTCCTTTTCTTTATATAATAATTCAGTAGGAAAAAAGACTCCCTCTTCGGTAAAAACTATTTTTGTTTTATCATTATTGAATACCATGATTCTTTCTTTACCTGTAACAAATACATAATAATCCGCTTTACATTTTTCTGACATTCCAGTGTTAATCAAAAACCCATCTTTTAAGGGTTTTATATTTGACGTACTTTTTATTTGGTCAGTCGTTTTTCTACCATCGTTATGTGTTTTCCAAACATCAATACCTTCTTTCATATCTTTTAAATCTCCTCTACCAGTTGATGCTACATAAGTTTTCAAATCGTTAAAAAAATAATCAATATCGGACAAATAAAAACTTTGAGCCTCATCACCAATTGACATTGTTCTACGATATTCGGTTCTTAATTGTTCACAAAACGGATTACCTAATAAAAATATATCGTATTTTTTATGTTCGATTATTTTAAAAATCTTATCTATTTTCTCAGTAAAAACTTCATATGTATCTGTCGGTTCAAACCTAATTTGTTCTTTATATGAAAAAATAACCCCATCAATTACGATACTTTCAATTCCTTTTTCACGATATAAACTCAAAAGATATTTGTTACATCTGTTGAACATCCATGACCAACCGGTGTAATGTGTATCTCCCTGCATCAAAGGGTCCCAAAAACCTTGATTTATAACTCCCTCTTGAACCTCGACTTCTCCGGGTTTCTGACCCCACATTCCTAAAGGTTCATATATACTTTTTAAAATTGGTAATATTTTATTCTTAATGTAGACCCTATATTTAATTTTATTGTAATACAATAACGCACATTCATTTGAAAGTGACATTTTGAGCAGAGGGTCTAAACTCTTTATTCTTTCTTTTATATCCATAATAGCAAATATAAGATATTTATTGTAATATATCAAATAATATGAGTGCAACTATAATATCACAACCCGAAAAAGAGAAGTTATACACACAGGTTTTTCACTTGTTAGGTATGCCAGTTCGTGGAATTGAACTAACGGAAGAACAAATGGACACCTTCATGGAATTATCCTTATCGGAATACGAACAATACGTTTCTGATTGGTTAATTGAATCTCAATGGTCGGGATTAGCGGGATTAGATGTTGATACTCAGTCTTTAACACGTGCCTTTACAACAAGAAGTTTGGATTATGAAACTCAATATACCTATTCATATTCTAAGATTGTAGGTTTACAAGCGGGTGGACCATGGGAATTAAAGAAAGATTTTATTGAATTAGAAACCAACGTCCAAACATATGAAATTCCTGCCGGTAGAGAATTAAACGAATTACTTTGGTTCACAAGAGCAGAATTGACTGATTCTATCGTTGACCCATTTTTAGGTGGTTTCGGTGGTCTTGGTGGTGTTGCGTTTGGTGGTGTGGGTGGATTTGCTCAGGTTGGTGCGTCGGGTTCATACTTTATGTTACCCGCTTTCGATTTGTTAATGAGAATGCAAGATAGAAACCTTAAGAACCGTTTGATTGGTGGTGAATTAACATATAGAATCACCGCGGGACCTAATGGTACAAAACTTGTTCATTTACATAATACACCGGGTGGTAGATTTGATTTTGGTTCAATAACACGACACAGTTTTAAGGTTTGGTATTGGTATTATGAAACTATGGATAGAGATACTTGTTTAGATCAAAATAAAGATGTTATTAAATTACCATCTGACGTTGAGACAGAACAACTTACATGGGATTCATTAAATAAACCAGCACAAAACTGGGTTAGAAAATATTTGATTGCTTTCGCGAAAGAAGGTTTAGCAAGGATTTGGGGTAAATTCTCAGGTGACTTACAGGTACCCGATAGTCAAGTAAAATTAGATTACACATCTTTACTTACTGAAGCTAAAGATGAAAAAATGAAATTGGTTGAGGAATTGATGCAACGTCTTGAAAGACTTCGTCCTGAAAAGATTCTTGAAAGAAAGGGGAATGAAGCGGAAAATCTTAACAAGTCGTTAAAATATAGACCATTCCAATCCCCTTATAATGTAATTTAAGATTCTACTGCGTGTAATGCGAAATCGTTACCGTTAGTTTCAATGATTTCTTCTTCATTTGATTTAGTACTAGCTTCTTGAAGAGCCACAACTTTTCTATTGTGTTCGACCCAATATTGGTCAGCTAATTCCAAACTATCTTCAACATACATAAAGAACGGATCTCTACCGATTCTATTCCAAAAGATTACTTCACTATCTGATAGTGTCATAACTTCATCGAATTTATCTTGACCATCTTCTTTTAACGGAAATCCATTAATTAATTCACATTGAAGTTTGGTGAAGAATTGTCTATCCTTCGGGTCTTCAATCAAAATATCATCACGAATGTCAGTTTTAAACACACAAAGTAATGGTTCTAATCTTTTGTTAAAGTTAGTTAGATAACGAGCAACATTGTAATCACCTTTTAAGTCAGGATTATTTAATATTTCCTTTTCATCAATCATGTAACAATTGATTTTCAAATATTCAGGTGGCATTTGTATACCGTGTTTTGCTAAAAACTCCTCTTGTGCCTTTTTTGTTGGTTTCGTTATTTTCTGAACATCACCATCTGATTTTTTAATCCCGTTATTAACGTAATAAATTGTATCACCTAAACCAGCGGGATAATCATTTTCAATAACAAGTTCCATATGTGCTTGTCGAGACATTAATGAACCAGCTTTGGTAGTTTTTTTAATGTACTTTTTATAATCCTCTACCGATTGTTTAACACGAGCCTTATTAGCAATCTTAGATAACGGAATTTCCTTATTATAAATCTTCTCAACATAGTCATAATATAATTCAACAAATGATAATCCATCACCATTTAATAGATGTTTTAAACCAGCATCTAAAAACTCAACGATATACGTTTGTAATTTTTTTGATTTAATTGTATTACCCGTTAATTTAATTTTCTCTTTACCTTTCTTCATCATCTTAATGATGTAGTTCTTACGAGAAACATTAATACAAGCAGGAGCCACATAGTCAATATCTAATCCCATTTCATTTCTCATGAATATGTCATTAAATTCCGCCGTGTCAGCTTCAATACCACGATACTCTTTACCCTCAACAACTAATTCATTTAGACCTTTACCGATGTATACCGTGTCGTTTATATTTTCAGGTGTTTCAAAGTTAACACCATCCGTATCCATTACGAGAGGTTTATAACCTTTCTTTTGGAAGAACATAATCATCATACGTAAACACTGACGACCAACACAAGTGATTGTTTCACCCATATTCATATCACCCCACGGGAATACTTGTGGTGCCGATAATGAACCAAAGTATGCGTTGATAAAAATCTTAATTGGTAATTGTTTACGGTCATACATTTCAGCCATAACAGGGTCCTTATCTTTCAATTCACCAGCAAGGTGTTTGTATTTAATACGAATGTTACGGAAATATTTTAACATCGATTTTTGTACCCCCATAACATCACATTCAGGGAACACATCATACACAAGTTGTATAGATGGATAAAGTGACGAGTAGTCAAATTTAACAATGTTCTTTGAGAAACCTACATTTAATAAACGAGATAAACCTCCTGTGATGGCACGTTTCTCATCCTTTGCCGGTATTGCCAAATTGTTTTCATATGACCACGCTAACATGATAATCTTCCACAATGTTGCCGTACCCATCGTGGCAATTCTTTCATATGTGGTAGGTACTAATTTAGAAAGTAAAAATGTTGATTGAGAGAATGAATCATCTACGACCATTGTCTCATACAAGTCATCGTCAAGGTATTGTTCGACAATTTTTCTACCTGGCCATATTTCAAATTTACCCGGATACTTTTCCATTAATCCTTCGGTACCAGGCTCACCTATTTGTTTGTAACCACCTGTCTTTGGATTAACGTAATAACTTTCGTTATCAAGATATATTTTGGAAATTTTTCCACCATCAACGTACACACGATTAGGTTTTTCTTTTTCCAAATATGTTGTGATATATTTCAAACCCCAACTTTTAATTTCAGAGTTGATTGCTTGAGCACGTCTTACTGAATGGGCAATATCAATAATATTGAATCCCCATATAACGTGTTGTGTATATGGTTCAATTTCATTGGCAAGTTTCAACATTCCCTCCTTTTCCTTCATTCCTGTTTTAGTGAAGATTTGTGTTAAACCATTCACATCAACACCAAGTATTTGTGCTCGTTTTAATATAAACGGCCAGTCAAAGAAAGCTGAGTTATAACCGGCAACAATTGTGGGTTTTAAATCTTTAATGTGTTTGAAAAACCTTTCAATACATTTTTTTTCACCATCTTCACCAAATGCGGGAATGGTTTCGTTTAGACCACGGTTGTCCTTAACTCCAATCAAAATGATATTACAAGTTTCAGGATCAAGACCCGTGGTCTCAATATCGAACACAAATCGATAAACACCATTGTATTCGTCAATTCCTTTAAATAATCTTTTTTTCTTTTGTATAAGATATTGTTCTACAGGTGATAATATAGTAAAGTATTGTCTAAAATTTTCATTCCATGGGTCAATACCACCTTCTCTGAAAAAACTTGTTAAATTGGTATAACTTTTAATACTTTTAATTAAGTACTTCATACCCAACTCAAGTCGTTCATTACCATAAGTTTCTAACTTATCGATAATAATACCATGTTTCGCCATTGCCTTTTTCTGTAACGATTTTGAATCACTATAGAATCCTAACCCAAACAAATCACCTACCCATAGAAATGGAGTATAAGTGTCAGGTTTTACAATTTTACCTTGAACAGGGTCTTGAATAATTTTGAAAATTGTGTTGGTGGGATAATCGTACTCAACTCCGACTATGAATTCTTCGGGGTCACCACCATTAAGGAAATTCTCGATAATTTCCTGAGAGATAACTTCTTTCATTATTAATTTTTTAATGTGACACATTAACTTGTGGACGATCCACAATTAGTCTTTATGGTACAAAAATAATGAAAAAATGTTAATTTATCAAATTACGTTGATAAAAAGTTTCTCTTTTAAAGGGAGAATTAACTTTGTTGTTGGGTTTGAATTGGTGTCTAAAAATTGAATGGTAATAATACCTTCATACCTACCTTTATTAGATGTTCCTTCTTCTGTGAATCTATATGTGATATAATATTCGTCAGTAGTCTGGTCGTATTTTTTTGTTCTCGTAGTTAGTAAACATTGACCATTTAAAACATGATACATTTCAGTTTCAACATCAAACATTTCAAATGTAATGTCGGAATTTTCTAACATGTCATTAAATGATGACTTATCGTTTTTCCCGTCATCAATTAATCTCATTTTTAATATTGGGTCAGTTGCCCCTTGTCTGATAAAAAATTCCATATTTTATAAATATATTAAACAGGAGATGTTTCGTAAAATGTTATTGTCGTTTCTGTTGGAGCGATATAAAAAGAACCGTTCGCAACAGCCATCCAACCATTACCATTTCTATATGGTGACGGATTACCTCCACTAAACCATAATGGTGAATTTAAAAGTTGTCTTACTACGTTATTACTATCTCTAAAATACCAACCGGCGAGAGGTGTTCTATTGAGACCGTCTTGAGATAAACCAAATGATAGATAATTACCTCCGTAACTATTCCAAGCAATTCCTCCTTGTGCGGTATAAATAAACTGTCCGTTAGAGGCGCTTGTCGGTGTTGGGGTACTAGTTGGTGTTACTGTAGGTGTAGGAGTTAAATCCGAATAACCGGTTACATTTAAATTAACATAGTCAACCCATGGTCCGTGATTACCATTCCAATTTCCTGCATCTTGACCCGTTATCTGAACTTCTACCGTAGTTATAGTGTCAAATGTAGTAGGAATTTCACTCCTATTTAAGGTTAATCTGATGTCCGTGTAAACTAAAGGTGCTATACTTGATCCAGTTGTTTTTGTGGCAATTGTTGTTCCGCCGGAGTTTTTAAATAGTAATGTAAAATTATATGTATCGTTATTATTAGGACCATTTTGCTCACGTTTGATATTAAGAACACCCCCAAAAGAATCGGAGGATGAAATATAACTACTCACATCCACAGATTGACTAACAGTTCGACTTACATATGTAAAATATAAAACACTATTTAAAACCGCAATTTGATTTGATGAATAAAAATCCCATGTTCCAAATCCACCACTTGCGGTCCATCCGGTTGTCCCTAAATCAAAATGAGGATTAACTAACAATTGCGTTGGTTCTAAAGGTTCAGGTGTGGTCGTTGGTGTAGGTGTTGACGTTGGAGTGTTTGTTGGCGTGGGGGTAGGGGTCAAAGCGATTTGTCTTCTCTTAAACCTATTACCCCCACCACTATGAGATGAAATTCTGTTAATCATATATTAATTACCAAATGATGATAAAGAACCTATAACATTCCACGATGAACCAACTCTAAACGCGGTTAATCCTATTATGTCAGTTTTATTAGCACTACCCGTTGGGATAATTGAATCAGACCATTTTACCGTAACGTTTGAACCATTAATTTGGTACTGTGAACCACTGTATGGTGTAACTCCTTGTTCAATAACATATGTTAACGTTAACGCCATGTTATCTGTTGTTGGAACATTAGTTACATTCCATGTTCCGTTACCCGTTACTCCTGTGACATAAAATATCGATCCTGATGTATAATTAAAGTCTCTATTACCACTAAAACCTCCATCGACGGTTACAACTTCACTAACCCCCTCAATTATTAATGAACCATTAATAATTGTATTTCCTGTAACGTTTAACGACCCATCAACATGTACATTTGAACCCGAATCAATTAAGAAACCGGTTTTTCTGTTTGATTCAGTACCAGTTCCCACCGCAAAAATCGTTTCAGCAGTCTTAGCTTTATTCCCGTCTATCGAGTTAAATCTACCAAAAAAAGCTGAACCATGTGTGTTATCTGGAGTGTAGTTCGCGTTACTGTTAACCACTGTCGATGACCCACTAACCACTAAACTATTACCAATAATGGCGGTATCAACAATATTTGAATTATCCCCATCACCAATTGATGCGGTAATAAACTCTCCTTGTATTAAATTCCAAATAAATGATTTTGTTTGTCCTGTGTTAGTATTTGAACCACTAAAAATAATATTATGGTAATTGCCATATAACAAATTATAATTAACCCTTGGAGACAATGATGTAATTGTAGAACCTGATATAGGGTTATATAAATTAGTGACATTCACCAAAGCATTGACATTATTGGAATTAAAATTTAATGAACCTGAATGTGATTTTAAATTAACTAATCCACCATTGATTACGTTACCTGTTATATTATATGGACCATTTAAATTTGTGTCGTACCCCTCAACATTAAGGGTACCGTTATTCATTATATTTGAGGAGATTTGAACGGACCCTGATATTTTATTCATTGGAAGTGATGGTGTACCAAAATTAACACCCTGTCCTCCCATAATCAAATTACTAAAAACATTCCAAGACGATGATGTTGAATCAGGTCCATAAAAATTAAATGACCCTCCTTGAGTTGCACCAATATTATAACTAATATTTGGTGAAAACTCCATATTATCACTTATTTGTGGAATTGTTTGATCACCGATAAAAGTATTATGTGATGACATGTGTCTTGTCATCCCCGTCGAGGATGTTGAAGGATTTGTATATATGTTACCGCTGCCTGATATAATTGTTACTGTTGAATCTTCGACATTTTTTATAATTAAATTTTTGGAGATAACAGATTCATTTACATCAATTTGATTATTAAATTTAACACTACCACTAAATTCGGCTTTATAACCTTCAGTTACAGATAGAGTACTGAAACCAACAACATTACCATCCATTACAGATATTGCTGGTGTTTGCCAGTTACCTTTACTAAAAATATGTACGTGGTTATGACCATCTACGCCACCTTCAGAACCAATATATAAATCGTTACCTTTATTAATCAAATAACCATCACTAGCATATCCAACCTCTCCGGCATCATACGTACTTGAATTAATACCTAAATTGACATAAAAATTGTCTTGTGATCCGTTGTCTGCGGTAATAACAATATCACCACTGGCATCCGAACCCGAATTTATATTAATTACATTTAATTGAGAGTAATCATTTTTATTACCTTGGAAATGTGCGATATTATATGAATTTAATGAACCCACATGTAACACTTCAGGATCACCCCAAGTGTGATGTGTTGGAGTGCCTATAACTTGAAATCCAGAAACAAATAGAAACTGTCTCACCGCACCGCCTCCTTGAACATTTAATGAACCAGTAACCAAAAGTGAACCCGTCATTTTATGAATATCATTTAATGAATCACCGAATGATGTTGAACCACTTTGTGCTAAAGTTGTTACATGTGTAACTGAAGAACTTACAATAAATTCTTTAGCGGTTATTGAACCTGTAACCGTTAAATTACCATTTATTGTTTGGTCACCTTCAAATGTGTGGGATTCACCATCAACAATAATGTCTTTTAATGTTTCTAACGTTGTTTTATAAGTTGTTGTACCATTATCAAAAATGGTGTGACCTGT